GCAAGTTCAGCAGAAGGTGATACAATCAAAATTTATGATGAAAATGGTCAATTAGTTCAAGAATCTACACCAGTTCAAAATAGTTACGCTTAATTATTTGTTTTAAAAATCAAAATGAAGGCCCACATTTAAATTATTGCCCACGGCAGTGAATTCTATTAAACTTGTAATCATTAGTATCTGTTTTCTATATTCAGGTAAATAATCAGCTGCTATGAATATTAAAGGTATGCCTACCAAAAAATGTAGGTTCATCTGTTGTGTTGTTGGGTATCTACCTAGAACAGGATTAGTTTCGTAATAACCTTCATTATACCGGCGAGTAAGATTTATAGAAGTTGACCAATCAGCTACCAATAGGGCGCCAGTAACAGCGCCCCATTCTTTTTCTTCATCTGTCCATGCTCTTTCGGCAAAGCAATTAACGCTAAAAAATAATAGAACAATGACTAGTAATTTTTTCATTGCTCTATTAAACTTATCTAGAGGATAAAGGATTATCCATTGCTTTTTGAATTTTATTATCTATTTCTTTTTGCAATACGGAAAGTCTACCTTCAACTTCTTTTTGCAATGTTCTATTTTCGTTTCTCACATCACGAACAGATTGGTCGGTTTCTCTTTGAGCTTGTTTAGCACTACGTTCAACTTGGTCAATTTGGTCGCCTTGTCTACGAATATCTGCCTTCAAATCGTTTTTGATGTTATTAACATAGTCTAATTCTTTTTGACTATTTTGTTCCATAACAGCTAAACGCTTATCAAATTCAGATAAATCTGGAGTTACATAATTAGCAATTTTCTTTTGCATATCTTGGTATGATTTGTATACTTCAAATGCACCGTATAATCCACCTAAGATTGATGATACTAATGTAAATGCAACCATTAGTTTTGCTGGAGTAAATTCATATCCACCAATACTAATAACTGTATCTTTACTAGCATATTTTTTTACTGCCGCTTCTGCGTTATCAATTGCCGCATTGATGTCTTTTATTTCTTCTGCCATTTTATTTTCCTTATTTAATTTCCTAATTTATATTGTGAATTAATGATTTCGTTGTATCTAATATCATTTGGTCCAAATAAACCATATAAGTTTCTTTTATTATCTATTGTTTTTTGATTTTTATAAATGTCATAAGGTTTATAGAACAATGAATCTTTAATGATAACCTTTGAATAAACATCAAAACCTGGAACAGAACCCATGGATGCAATCAAAGCATTTTGTGCTGCCTTTTGTTCATCCATACTCTTTGCACCTTTATTGGCCGCAACCGCTTCTTTTTGTTTTTCTTCTTGCTTGTCTTTAGACTGTGGTTGTTCTTTACGATTATTAGAAGGTGCTGGTTGATTATTAGCTTGTTGTTGTGGTTGTCCGCCACCTTGCGGCGCATTATTTTGTGGACCAGACATAGCCTGTGACATTGGTGAACCAGCAGGTGCTTGTGGAGTAATTACAGAGTTTGTAGCCGCTGGTGATACAGAGGTTGCTGATGTGGTAGATGTGGTTGTTGGTGTTGATATTACAGAATCTACCGTTGTACTACCTGTTGTTGATGGCGTTGTTGATACCGAACCATTGGTATTTACAGATGTAGGATTACTTGCAGATACAGCTGCTGTACCTGATAAAGATTGATTAACCGCAGCCGAATCTACGTTTGGTACTAAATTTTTGATTGCATATGCAGTATTATATCCTGAACAAAGTCTACTGTATAATGAGTCTTTTATACATTGAGCGTTAAGATATGCTTGCTGATATCCAGCACAATCTGTTGCATATAATGGATTAATTGAACATTGTTGGTCATGGTACGCTTGTTGATAACCACTACAAGTATTAGAGTATAATGGATTAACACTACATTGTTGTTGTGTGTAAGCCTGTTGATATCCGGTACAAGATGAAGAATACAACGGATTAATATTACATTGTTGAGCAGTATATGCTTGTTGATATCCGGCACAAGTTGAAGAATATAACGGGTTTATACTACATTGTTGTTGTGTGTAAGCTTGCTGATATCCTGAACAAGTAGTAGAATATAATGGATTGATATTACATTGTTGTGTGGTATAAGCCTGTTGATACCCAGCACAATCTGTTGCATATAATGGATTAATTGAACATTGTTGGTCATGGTACGCTTGTTGATAACCAGTACAATCAGAAGCATACAATGGGTTTATACTACATTGTTGGTCGTGATATGCCTGTTGATATCCAGGACAACTTGTGGAGTATAATGGGTTATTAGTACATTGTTGTGTTTGATAAGCTGCAGCATAGCCAGGACAACTTGTAGAGTATAACGGATTAGCAGAACATTGTTGTGTAGTATATGCAGCTTGATAACCTGGACAAGCAGTTGAATATAATGGATTAGCAGAACATTGTTGTGTTTGATAAGCTGCAGCATAGCCAGAACAAGAAGGACTTGAGAGTGGATTAACAGAGCATTGGTCAAATGTATAATTTAAAGAAAGACTTGGGACTTTAATTTGAGGTCCATAGTATCCTGCCCAAAATCTATCATCTTTACCATTAAGACTTAAACTGAAATTTGCTATATTGGAAGCTAATAAACCATTGGTAAAAGTTTCTGTTCCACTTAATGTAGTCCAATCAGTAGTTGGTCCTAAAGTCCAATTTTTGGAGTATAAAGATTGACCATTTGTGGAAGCAAAGTTAAGAGAAGCCGTTAAACTACCACGACTTGTTCCTTGATTTAAATATTGAAAACTATAATTATAACCAACAATACTCATTCCACTATTTTGCAAAGCTTGACTAAATGCATAAGTGTAAGCAATGGTAGATTGAGTATAACCAAACATAAATGTTCCGGTTGTTGTATTATAACCAGGTTGATTACCTCCAGATGTACCACCACCAGTTGATGTGGTTGTTGTGAATCCTGACCATGAATATGGAGCAGTTGTTCCTGCCGGTAAATTTGCAGGGTTTACTGTTGAATAAACCAAATTTGGAGAAGATAAGACACCAGTAAGTACTGTAGCCGTACCTACTTTAGTTGTCTGTGCATTACTAAAAGAAACGCTTATAACTAAAAAGATAGCCAGTAAAGCCTTTAATTTTTTCATTTATTCTTTACTTTTTACTTTTTGTGGCTTACGTTTTGGATTTGATTCCCAAATTTCTTTAGCGGAAGCACCAATTTGTCCGTCTACAGGACATGGAGTACCAGCGTTTTCCATTGCAGTAAATACTCGCTCATCTTGGCACATAACTGATACGGCAGCTACTTTCATACCCATGTCAAATAATGCACGGGAAAGTTTCAATCTTTCGCAATTATAATCTTTAGTTGTTCCACCAAAAGATATACCTAATATTTGTGTTTGAGCAGCACCGGAATAACCAACAACGCAAACATCAGAGTTAATGATTGTTACAGCTGGTGAAATTGCTGAAGGAGGTGGAGAAATAACTCTAGTTGTAGTATCACCATTTGTTGTAGTGGTGCTAGTAGAATTAGATGTGGATTGTGTTACAATTGGATCTGATTGTGCAATTGAAGCACTAGAAAATGTCAAAATTGCTAAAATAATAGCAATTTTATTTAAAATATTCATATTGGTCATTCTTTGGCATCCTGTGTTAAAAGTTATATGGAATAATAAAGAATACCAAAGGCCAATTGACAATTGATTTTAAATCATGTATACTATCAATTCAACTACACACTTATTTATACCAATCAATTTTAAAGGAAATGTTACATGGATATCAAAATCTTAAAGTTAAATACAGGAGAAGAAGTTCTTGGAGAAATTGAATCTGAGTCGGAAACAGAAATTGTTGTCTGTAATCCTGTTGGAGTAGCCATTGTCCGTGGCAAAGATGGTCAGCCAAACGTTGGTTTTGCACCATTTCCATTACACGCAGAACAAAAAAAGGATCAAACCGTTGCCTTTTCTAAGAAGAATGTAGTATACTCCTATGTCCCAGCACAAGAATTTTTAGATAACTATAACCAATTATTTGGTTCTGGTATTGTTCTTCCTAATAAACAATTGATTGTAGGTTAATTTGTATACAAACGTCCAAAGTTTCAGTAATTATATCCTCTATCGAGGTGTAAAAAATGGTAAAAGAGTGAAGGAAAGAATTGAGTATTCTCCTTCACTTTTCATGCCTTCCAAACGAGTAACTAATTTTACCAATCTTGAGGGTGAATATCTTGACCAGAAAATCTGTAAAGATATTAAAACTGCCAGAGAATATATCAAACAATTTGATGGTGTTTCAAATGCACCTAAGATTTATGGTCAAACTCGTTATGAATATGCCTTTATTGCCGATGAACATAAAGGTATGGTTGATTATGATTTTGAAAAAGTATTGATTGGCATAGTCGATATTGAGGTCGGTTCAGAGAATGGTTTTCCTGACCCTTATGAAGCAAATGAACCAATTACTGCTATTGCTATTACCTATTTAAATGATAAGACTTATGTGTTTGGTTGCGGCATTTATGAAACACAAGGTGATGAAATCTATGTTAAATGTAGAGATGAATATACTTTGTGTAGAAAATTCATGGAACTCTGGACTAAAAAATGTCCAGATATTATTACTGGTTGGAATACAAAGTTCTTTGATATACCGTATTTGATTAATCGTTTTCGTAAAATTCTTGGTGAACCTGATGCCAAGAAATTATCTCCGTGGAATTTTATTGGTGAACGTAAAACTAAAATAAATGGCAGAGATTTAATTGCATATGAGTTATTGGGTGTGGCCTCACTTGACTATATAGAGTTATACAAATGGTATGCTCCTGGCGGCAAGTCACAAGAATCATATCGTTTAGATGCTATTGCTCAAATTGAATTAGGTGAAGGTAAATTATCTTATGATGAGTATGACAATCTACACTCTTTATATCGTTTAAACTTTCAAAAGTTTATTGAGTATAACATACGAGATGTACAGATTATTCTAAAACTAGAAGATAAGTTGAAGTTGTTAGAATTAGCAGTAACTTTGGCATACGACACAAAATCAAACTTTGAAGATGTATTTGCACAGACCCGTATGTGGGATGCGATGACGTATTCTTATTTGTTAGAAAAGAATATTATTGTACCGCCAAGAGTAGTCAAAGAAAAAGACGGTATGTTTGAGGGTGCTTATGTTAAAGAAGTTCAAGTTGGATTACATGATTGGGTTGCTTCATTTGACTTAACCTCTTTGTATCCAAGTTTAATGATGCAATATAACATGAGTCCTGAAACGTTAATTGAACCAGAAGATTATTCTGATGAGATGCGAAAGATTTTATCTGAGGGTGTATCTGTTGATGGCATGTTAATGAAACAGGTGAATACTTCCGGGCTGGTTACTGCTACATTAACACCAAATGGACAGTTTTTCAGAACAGATATCAAAGGATTTATGCCAAGTTTAATTGAAACGATGTTTGAACAAAGACAAAACGCAAAAAAAATAATGTTAAAAGAAAAACAGCAATTGGAGTTAGTTTTAACTGAATTGGAAAGAAGAAATCTTAGAGTTGAATAGTCTTTTATTATAAATACTAAAGGTATTAAAATCTAAGGACAAAAAAAATGAATTATATAAAACATTATATAAAACTTTGTAAAAAAGCAAAAAAAAGAACGGTAATATTTGAAAGAAAAGATTATGAAAACCACCATATTTTCCCCGAATCTATTTACGGAGAAAATAAAAATATTGTTAAGTTAACTTTACGAGAACACTATATTGCACACCATCTTTTA